ATAATAGTAGCTTCTTGTATTCAATTCAACCCATCTGTATTGAGGTTCAATTGGTGGCACATATCCACACTTCTCACTCTCCGTCTCTACTATAACTGGACTTTCAGTTCCATCAGCATCAATTGAATATTGGGATGGAATAACATTTTCCCATTCATCTTGAGAACCGTTTCTCCTTCTTTGCTTTACATATAAATAGTACAAGTCATGGCCTTCACAAGACACTTCCTCTGACAAATCCCATTGATATTCCCATGATATATCAGTCCAGCCACAATCACTTGAATGCTGTTCTACCATAGTGCCTTGCTCATAAACACCCAATGCAACCCAATTAGTACCATCATTGCTACCATATAGCTGGTATCTTAGATATTTGTCAGCTCCATTACACATCGTACCATCAAGACGATTCTCTAGATATTGATAGCTCCAACCAGTAGCTCCACAATCATATGAATAGTTTTCAATCACAGCTCCCCTTCTATATACGTCAGTTGCTGTCCATGCGCTTTGTGGTTGGTCTTCAGCAGTCTGGTAATATAATCTTTCCTTTTGATACTTTGTGGTTGAATTACAGAGATATTCCCCACTCACTGGTTCCCAATGTTCAATATTCGTAAAACACTCTCCACTGACATCTTCAATCTCCCTACCAAGCCTATTTTGGGCTGTATTTATCCACTGACCATTGCTATATACTTGCATGAACTCAACCATATATAGCTTACCATCGCTACATGTGGTATATGTGCTTTCAATCCATCTTGTATTTGATTGCTGACACTTAGTACTAATCTGGCAATTTGTCTTCCTCGTAATAGCAGTCCAAGTGTTAACATCGCCACTCGTTGTACCACTGTACATTCTCTCAACATCACATAACAGAGCACCATCACATACAGTCCCTTCCTTTACCCAACGCCTGAAATAACCTTGCTGCGTAACAGTTATATAGTATGAATTATTGTCGCAGTCAAGAAAAAGCAATTGTCCGCTTCTGTCTTGCTCTGTGGTGTTCATGGTAGCCCATAATGTAGCCCTTCCTTCATACGTCTGGAGAGCAGTCATCCATGAGCTTCCACTTGTAATGAATACGTTTGACATGCAGCATGAGAATGGAATGGTTATGCTTTGAGCATATGCATTGACCACTATATTCTCACCTTGAGGGAAACAAGATTCTTCGTTTTCAACAACATGCACAAAATATGTTTTTGCCCAATCATCGCAATAGTTTACAGTTATCGCATAGTCTTGCTGCGTTTCAGTTGGTTGGGCTTGGTTTATAACTGTGATGTTATAAGTACCTGCTGTTCCACTCGAAGGAGATACGGCAACGTTTGGAGATGTAGTTGTGAAATAGAAATCGCTTGAGAACTTGAATTCATAAGTCTTCATACCAACCTCATTGAAAGTCATATGCTTTGGTATATTCGTTTCCATAGTGCAAGCTGATGTTGCGCAAGCATCGCATTCAAATTCGATAACATCATCAAACGTATCAACGATATGGAGGTTTTCAAACCTACTTTCATAACCCTTTAGACACATATAGTTATCCAGAGGATTGCCATATGCATCATATTCCCTCATCAAAAGATACTTTGCATGTTCATTATCAACGCACTCATATACGTTGGTAACAAATGCCCATCTGGTACCACTCTTATGAGAATACGGCACATCACTGGGGAGTTGTACCAAATTGCCCTCATCATGCAAGTCGCTGAGAGTTATCTCAATGTAGTTAACTTGGTTGTCATTTGCACTGACTGTATAGGAAGGACGAAGACCATACCCGAATCCACTTGCAAGGTTAGTACCACACTTTGTACGTATAACAACAGCGTATTTGTTATTTACAAATTCTAGAAGATTGTAATGCCAAGATGATTTATAAGCATCAAATGATATTCTAAACGTTAGGGTATGACTAACATTATTGCCATCAAATGACTCTTCAAACTTTGCTGAATCCTTTTGAAAATCAACATATTTGAAACCATCGTTGGTATATGAAACCTTTGTTCCACCGCTATAGGTTTCAAGCTTTGAATATGGAGTTTCATTAATTTCCAGAAAATCAATACCACAGAGGTCATATTTACAATCCTTGGTTGGTTTTTCCGTTGGAGTGAAGTTATCAACCTTCAACAATGGGAAATTGCTTTTAATGCTGAATGCAAAGGCAGTTCTAGAACCAACAGCATCTAGGGTATAGGTATATGACACCTTGCAAGGTAGCATTGGATTTAGCAACCAATACGTACCATCCTTTCCCTTGCATACAATATACTTTCCGTTGTCAATATCTTCCCTATCCATTTTTCCATTAACGGTAAAATTGAGGGTATGATTGAACTCATAACGCTCATCAATGGTCTCGTTCTCTTCTAGAGACACAGTAACAGCCTCTAGACACATATACGATGCAGCAGACGTTACATATGCAGCACCGTTATCAATGTCAATCTTACCAATGGAATCCTTTGATAGAATATACACATACTTGTCTAGCTGGTCTATTCTATACACACATTTGCTTTCTTCGTATGATGTTACCATTTAAATTGTGTTTACTATAGTATAAACATAGAAATTTATGGAAAAAATAATTAAAATGAATGGTTATGTCTACCTTGTTGAAGGTGACAGAAAGGGTTTTGAGACATACTATAATATGGGAAAAGACCCAGATGACCCAAGATGGGAGGAAGATGAAGAGATAATTGAGGTCATTGACAAGGGTGACATTGTTGAAATCAAACACAAAAATGCTAAAAGACAAAAAAAGAGCGAAGATTAATTTCTTCACTCTTTTTTCTTTTGTTTTACTTTAATGTAAGATTACTCTCCCTTAACTTTTGCAATAGCAGTAGCAGAAAGAGGAACTGCACTCTCAGTTACGTTACCACTCAAGGTTACAGTGATACCGTTGGTATCGCCACCACCTGCTACAGATTGCTCTGAAGCCTCAAGACCAGTTTTGCTACCTAAAGCTAACCATTCTCCGTCAGCAGTAACAACTACTACGAAGAAACGACCAAGTGCCAATGCATCTACTGGGCAAACCATATCCTTATCATACTTACCATTCAAGGTGAATGTAATTGTATGTGTACGATATTTATTTCCATTATCTTGTACAACAAGTTCATCAGTAAAGGTTACTGAGTTCTTTGCTGGCTCGATATGATAGAACGTAGCGCCACTAGCAAGGTCTAGAGTACTTAAAGTTACACCACTCTCACAATTATAATCTGTTACTGCTGAAATAATATCAGAGTAGTTTGCAAGATAGATGTCTTTTACTTCTGGAAGGCTGTAGTTACAGCTATCCTTACGAAGCAAGTTTTTATTCAATGTACAAGAAACAATAGCCATAATATTATAGTATATTTTGTTTTAATTTATTTTTTGTTTAATGGGAAGAGTGAGCGTATTCCCACCCTTCCACATCTGATTTATTGTATTATTGAGACAAATGAGTCCTTACGCAGTCTTAGCAAATACGAACAACTCTGGCAAGATAATACCAACTGCAATGTTAGAGATAGCAAGTACTCTGAACATGTTGTCACCAGTTGTCTCTCTCATGTCGATGAGCTTATACTCAAGATGACTGTCATAAGTATCGAAACCAAGAACCAAGTTCTTTGCTGGACCAATTATGATAGTATTCTTGCTCTGCATGGTTGGGATAACCTCGAAGCCCATGATGTAGATTCTACCATTAGCTCTAGCATAGTTGCCAAAAATCTGGTTAGTTAAGTTACCGCAGCAAAGCTTACCAAGAGCAACCTCAAGAACTCTAACATCTGCATGGTTCATGAAAATCTTATAGTCTTCTGCTGAAACCTCTTGAGCATCTGCAACAGCAAGAGCATTTTCAATAGCGCCTTCAACTTGCTCGATGATATTTGCAACAGTGAATGCAGAAATAGTCATAGCGTTACTGCTTGAAGCACCAGTCAATGCAGCGCCAAGTTGCTTCTCAATACCATCAACAGCCTTCAAATAAGCTGGGTTTGTTGCGCCAGTGTTACCCTTCCAGAAAATCTCTTGATACTCCTTAGCCATCTTCTTACGAAGCTTACCAAAATACCAATCACCGAAAGTCTGAGGAATTCCACCCCTTAATGAGATTTCAGTCTGGTCAACAAGGAATGTATTCCAGAATGTGTCATAACAGTTCTCTTGGTTC